TAGCCGTTCAGCAGATCGTAGAGCGTGTCGGCTCGAGCGCCGCCCTTCGTCCGGAGCCGGTTGATACCTCCACGGATCGTTGTGAGTGGCGCGGAGCGCATCAGGCGTCCAGATCCACGAACAGCGGCTGGGTCTGCGAGGGCACGTCAATGCGCCCCGGGACGTATCGCTTGGTCGTGTGCGAGTCGGAAACGATGTCGCGCAGCATGGTCTGCGCCTGCGCAGCGACGTCCTGCGCGTCCGGCTGGCCGTAGTGGTTCTTCGCGTTGGCGAGCGCCCACAGGAACAGCAGTTCGCTGTCGATCGTCGCCATGTCGGTGTCTTCGGTAAACCGACCGAGGCCGAAGTGCCCCTTGACGCGCAGCTTGTACTCCTGCGCGGGCGCCGGGAATACCTCGATGCACTGGCGCACTTCATAGTGCGAGGGGATCCCCCAGAAGTTGACCGCCGTGTAGAAAGCCGGGTCGATGCCGGCACGCAGCGGCATCCACGTCCCGTTGAGGTCCTCGACGCCGACCCACGAGATGCGGCCCGCGTCGAGCTTTTTCGGGCAGTCGTCGATGTTGTCCAAGATGCCGTAGAAGCGCTCCCCCGGGACCATCAGCCACCGGTAGAAACGCTCGGTGCGCAAAGCCTTGTAGCGCCGGTACAGGTATGCCTGCGCGCGGCGCAGGAAACTGTCCAAGAGGTCGGCCATGCCGGGCGGCGGATTGTCGGCCTGGGCGGCGTAGCCTAGGCGCACGAGGACGTCACGGCGAAGATCGGCCAGCGTCTCGTTGCCGTAGTAGAACCCGTCTTCGCAGCGGCAGTTGAAGTTCGCCATGGTCGGGCTCGGCTCCGGTCAGAAATGGGGCGGGTCAGAGTTTACCTGACCCGCCCCGGCAACGTCTGCGCGCAGGAGGGGACGCGCAGACACCACTCACTCCGCGATCTCGACCACCCCTGCGGTCGCGCCGGCCCGCGGCGAATCCTCGAACAGGCCGGTCAGCGGGTCATCGTTCGCATCGTACTCAGAGGTCTGAAACGCCGGGGTATGTGCGGAGAGCCGCGCCCTTTCGATCTCTTTCGCCAGGCTCTCGACGCCGCGTCGGCCCGCCCCGTAGGCGCTGGCAACGTACTCGATGCCGGTGTTGGGGTCCGCCTTGTACTTCGTCACGAGCCGGTCGTACTCCATGCCGGCATCCGGCAGGGCACGATTGACCGGGGTCTCCCCGATCTCGATGATCCGGTCTCCACCGTTGACGGCCGCGAGTACCGCGACCTCCCATGGCGCCACGTCTTTCGTGATCGTGGTGGTCTCGGACCGGTTTATCTGGACGCGCTTGTACTTGAACATGAAGAGACCCTCCTGAGGTCGGGGAAAGATCAGTTGCCGAGCAGCGTGACGTTCGCCGCCGTCGAAACGCGCAGGTAGCGCTTCGTCGGGGTGATCTCCGTCGCGATGTTGGTCGCGATGGTCGCCACCGTTGCGGGGCTCGTGAAGGCCGAGTCATCAGCTTCCTGCACCGTCAGCGAGCCGGCGGTGAGGTTGAGCGCGACGATCGTCGAGCCGGGATTGAAGGGCACGTTCTGCGACTGCAGATCGAGTGCGGTGTTGTTCAGGGTGTAGGCACGCATTGGACTCTCCGAATTGGGCTGGGAGGATGAGGCCCGGGGCTCACAACCCCGGGCCAGATCCGGATCAGTAGGTCAGCGACAGGACGGCGTGGGCATTGCGCTTGCTGGTCGTCAGCGCGGCCTTGCTCGTGAGCGCCCAGTAGTGGACGTACCGGTCGTACACGCGCGGCGGCTTGCGAGACACCATCCAGTGGCCCTTGATCGGGCGCAGCTTGAGGTACTTCGTGTTGATGAAGTAGCAGCGCTTCGCCCAGTCGACGCTCGGCGCGTCGAGGTCGTCCAGCGTGTCGAACACCGGATCCCAGACCACCTCGACACCCTTGAAGAAGATGCCGTCCACCGAGGCGTCCACAGCGGTGTTGCCGCGGCCCGAGGTGTTGAGACGACGGTTCACGGTGTCGCTGGCGTCCCGGCGGTACGCGTCGATGAAGTCCGAGCCCGCGAGGATGAAGTCGGGCTTCGACCCGCCGTAGCGCATGCACTCGCGCCAGGCGATCTCCATGCGGTCGACGAGGTTGCCGGCGGTCGCCGTCGAGATGCCGATGTCGGCGTAGTTCCTCCACCAGGCGCTCGTCGACTGGTTGATCGTGCCGACCGTGGCGCTTGCCGTGGGGGTGATCGAGATCAGCGAGTCGAGACCCGCGATGTCGTTCACCGAGTCGGAACCGTCGCGGTGCAGCATCAGGTCGAAGTTCTCCTCGAAGCCGAGCTTCAGGGTCTCCATGTTCTCGGAGAGGAGGTTGGTCAGCTGGACCTTCTCGGCGTCCGACGCGACGGCGTTCTTGTCGTCGGTCATCGTGATGCCGTTCTGGGCGAGCTCGTCCTCGTTGAGGCCGAACCCGTCGTGGAAGGCGCCCCACGTGAACTTCGCCTGGTCGAGGGTGCGCTTCCGGTTGTACGTGACCTGCGAGTCACCGAAGTACGACTGGAAGTTGCTGTCGTTCGCGTAGCGCAGCTGCTCGACGACGTACTGCAGACCGCCGCCGTAGGGCTGCTTGCCGGCCATCAGCTTCTTGATGAGCGGGCGCTCGGTGTTGATCTGGTCGATCGGGTCGTTCTTGAGGAAGTAGTCGATGACGTGCTTGCCAGCGTAGGCGAGCTGTTCGGTGTTAAAAGGCATGGAAGTCTCCAAAGCAAAAGGGGTTTACCGTTTGCCAGGAGCAACGAGCCTGGAACTTTGCCGGTTGCGACTCCGGTCACCCGAACGGGCTAGGGGGGCTCCCCTCGGCAGCAGTTGCTTTCGCGCACGATGAGACCACGTCAGGGCCTTGTCTGTCAAGAATTTCTACGTTACCGCCCGTCATGGCGTGGGCAAGCTCGGCACTGTCAACGGGAAGCACACGTCCAACCGGCACTTCGGATGAGGTCTCCCCCCGAAGCATGAACGGCTTGAGCGCGCGAACCCACGTTGCGCGCAGCGTTGCGTATGACTGCAGCGCCACCGGCATGTGCGGCTGCGCGAATAGCTCAGCCGGGTTGAACCGCGGGTAGACCTTGCACAGCTGCCCCGCCAGTGGGCGGATCGGAGCCCCCTCGAGGCGACGCGCGAAGCGCTGGTAACGCGAGTCCCACATCGACGGCCGCAGGCCGTGGCTCACATTCTTCGCGTGCAGATCGTGGAAATAGGTCCCGTTCTGGTAGCAGTCGAAGCCGATCGGCACCACGGGGCGACACCCCAGCATGACCGCGAAGCCGAGCGCCATCATCCCGCTATTGCCTTGGATCGGCCAGCCCGTGAGCCGGTAGTCTGCCCAGTAGTGCCGGGACACGAGCGGCGCACCGAGCGCGCGTAGCGCGGGCTCCATCAGTTCCTTCGTCTCGGTGTGCCGATGGTCCTTGCAGACGACGAAGTCTGGCTTTAGGCCGAGCTTCGCCGCATGACCGTTCGCGGATATAACCACAGGGTTGTGGAGCGCAGATATAACCTCTGCGTATTGCGCGGGCGCGCTCGGGCCCCCGCCGACAACAATCGCAGGGCGCCCTTCGAACTTGCGGTACAGGGCCCCGGCGAGTTGCGCTACCGGTAGTGCTTCTTGATCCACGGCGAGATGGCCTGCGTGCGCGGCTCCCACGGCTTGTACTCCCCGGCGAACACCACGAGGCGCGCATTCTTCGGCAGCGTGCCGTCTCGGTTCTCGGTCGTCGGGGACAGACCGCCATTGCGCTTCATGTGCGGCGACCACACGGGCTTCGCCCCCATGCGCCGGATGCGGGCTCGAGGCGGGACGAGGTTCAGGTAGGCGTAGACGCCTTCCTCGTAGCTCCACGTCGCAGCGTTCGGGGACAGTTTGTAGCGGATCCACGCCTGGTCGGAGCCCTTCATACCCGCCGCGGTGGTCACCTTCGGGGATTCGATCGGGTCGAAGTCGGTCCAGATCTGCGGGTGCGCACCGGCTGTCTGCAGGAACATCGATCCGTTGTAGTGGTCGTCGCCCCGGGCATCGTAGATTACGAACGGCTCCGGGCGATCCCAGAGCGGCGAGACGTCATCGACGATGACCATGTCGAGGTCGAGCGACACGAAGCGCTTGCCGAAGATGCGCTCCATCTCCGGCGCGAACAGCTTGAGGCGCGGGTAGCAGTTCGGCCTCGAGGTCGCATGCGAGGGATTGACCAGTTCGAAGTGGTCCTTCCACATCGGCACGATCTCGACGCGCGGATCGATGCCACGTGGGTCGTCCGTGACGCAGAAGAACCGGTGCGGATGCGGATAGCACCGCGCCACCATGCTACGCAGCGTGTTGACGTGCGGAGCCGTGTAGACCGTCCGGTAGCCCGGCTTCAGGTATTTGAAAGTGATGACCGATAACATGCGTTTTCCGGCTCCGGGTAGAGCGCCTCGCGCGCCTTGGCCTCGAGGATGGCGGTCGAGATGCAGTGATCGGTCTCGTGCGGGTGAATCCAGTCAACGAAACGCGCGAAGCGCACGAAGCGCCCGTTCGCGTAGTTGCGGCCAAGAAACCCCGAAATAGTTTCGCGCGGCATCGTCTTGAACGGCCACAGTAGCAGCGCGCACCACAGCATGTTCAGTGCGAGGCGCACATGGTAGACAGCGCGGTACGCTCTGCGGTCCATACCCCGTCCTCATATTCGTCGAGCATCAGGTGCCACATCTCGTGCCACGAGCGGGCCTGCGCGATGTTACCGAAGAACGGAGCGGACATGCAGTCCCCTGGCGAAGGCCAAGGCCAGCCGACGCTGGTCTCGAGCAGCCGCGGGCCGCTTGGCCCCATCAATATGTCAAGCGCGCACCATCGCGTGTCGAGTTCTGCGAAGACCTTTTCGGCAAATGCGAATACCATCTGCTCGACTTCTCCGTCGAGTGACATCACAGGCTCCACGTTGCCGGTCTGCGCGGTGTGCCCGCCGGGATGGTTGTAGCGCTTGAACCCGGCGCGGCCTCGGCCGATCGCGTTCACTCTCCACGTCTTGTCGTGCGGGATGAACGCCTGCAGAAGCAGGTAGCCGCGCTGCTTTGACTTGGCCGTGACCCCTTCCTTGCCGCCGCCCGCGCAGTGGTCGACCTCGATGCCTTTGCCGAAGCACAGCTTGACGTGTTCGATCAGGTCACGACGAGTCTTGATGACGCGGACGTTCTTCGAGCTCGCACCTACCGCCGCCTTCGACACGATCCACTCGCCCTCGGGCCACTCGCGAGCAAACGCGAGTGCCGCATCGCGATTCTCGAAATACCACGTCTGCGGCATGAAGTGCATGTAGCGCCAGTACTGCGCCACCTTGTCGTCGTAGAGCTCGATTTGCGCGAGATCCTGCACCATGGTCAGGTAGTCGAGCATCAGCACGAAGTCGAACTGGTTACGCTCGAGGATCTCGGGCGCCGCATGCGGGCGCATGAACCCGAGCCCGACCCGGTCACGCGCCTGCACTCCGGAAGTGACGCGCCGCACGTCGTAGCCCCTGACGCGCGCCGCTTCCATGGCCGGCGCGTGCCAGTTGCCCCGGGCGTCGAGGATCGTGAACTCCTTGACGGTCACGTCAGCGCGCCTGGGCGAGGCCCTGATTCAGCGCATCGAGCGGGCTGGACGGAGCCGGCGTCGGGGCGCCCGGTGGGTTGGAAGCCCGCAGCGGGGTGTTCTGCGGGACGCGGGGCGCGGCCGGCACGACAGACGCCGGGACGACGGGCGCCGGCAACTCGTCGTAGGCCCGCTTGAACGTCGCCGCCCACTGGCGCGGGTCGATCTGCGCGAAGACGGGCTTCAACGACTTCACGAGGATCGCTTTCTTCGCCGCGTAGTGCGGGTCGGCCTTCAGCGACGCCTCGAGCGCGTTCAACTGCTGCCGGCCCTCGGCCACGACGCGCTGCTGTGCCTCCTGTTGCCGCTGGGTCTGCTGCGCCTCGGTCCCAGCCCGGAGTTCGTACTGGGCCCGGGTGCGCGCCGCAGCAATTTCTTGGGCCCTTTCCTGAGAAAGTCTTCCGGTCGAAACTTCCTCGATGAGGTCGTTGTGCCCCTCGAGCATGTTGACGCCCGGAACAGGCTTGCCGAGCATGCGCGCAAGCGTCGCGACCTCGTTTTGCATGACGGCCAGCGCCTTCTCGCGATCGGCCCGGTTCGGGCTGTTCACGAGCTTCAGGTAGCCGAGCATCTGCCCGTACTGCTCTGGCGAGGCGCGCGTCTCGGTGATCATACCGAGAATCTCGTCGCGGTCGCGCTGCACAGTCTGCAGCGTGGTGTCCTTTTCCTTGACCATGGAGACGAGCGTCTGGATGCGCTCCTTCGTCTCGCGCTTCAGCGCGTTCGGCAGCGGATCGTTGAGCGGATCCGGGGCCTTTACCTCGGGTGCCGGCTGGTCAGCAGGTTTACCATCCGGCTTGTCACCCACAGATCCAGCCACAGGGTCAGCAGGCGCGCCAGGCTCGCCGGCTGCGCCCTCGGGTTGAACGCCAGCTTCATCTCCAACCGGTTGACTGTCGTCACCAGCCGGCGTTGCCGAGTCACTGCTCGCTGAAGTATCGACATCGGTCCCCTCCTGCGGTTCGGGTGTCGCGGCCGGCGTACCGCCCGCTGCTTCGACACCTGCGGTCACTGCGGCCAGAAGGCCCTCGTTGTCAACTGCCATGGTCCCCTCCTATCAGCGCGTGATGTGCTTCACGGCCCACATCACGGCTTCCTCTACCTTCGTCTTAGCGAGCGACAACTCGCGGCTCTGGCCGATGTTCTCGACAAGCGTCCAGAACTCCAGTCCCTTGTCCTTGATGGCCTGCATCTGCGCCTTCTCCTCGTCGGAAAGGACGCGATAGCCGTGCCTCATCACGTTGTTGATGGTCCGCGTGTCGCTAGTGGAGTCGATGGTCATGGTGCCCTCCTTACGGGCGGATAGTTAAACGATCGGCGGCTCGAGTTGCGGCGCCTCCAGCTGCGGCTCCATGGGTGCCCCGGTGACCGGATCAACGACGCCGCTGGCGCCGACCGGCGCCGGCTCGCCCGGCATGCCGGAAGAAGCACCGGGAGCCCCGGGAATCCCCGGAGCCCCCGGCACCCCTGGCGCCCCCGGCGGCAATTCGGGCGGACGCGGGATGAACCGGTCGACCGCGGTGTCATCCCCCATCCGATTCATGGTCTCCTGCAGCAGCGCGATCAGCGCATCTGCCAATGCCTGGTCGCCCTTCAGCAGGGCAGCGTAGATCTGGAGCATCGCCTCCTTGATCATCGGCATCACGACGCCCCACGCCTCGCGGTCCCCGCTCGACTTGGGCTTGCCCGTGGTGCCAGCCTCGATGTTGACCTCGACCAGCGTCAGGAGGTCGTCGATCGCCATGCCGTGCGGCCAGAAGGCCTTGGCTCCGGCGATGCGCTGGGCGTCCTTCGTGTCGAGCGCCGACAGGGCGATCTCGGACGTGTAGTGCGCAAATTCGGTCAGCATCGTCTCGAGGACGTCGCGGTCGGCCGTCGTGCGCGACGCGAACCCGCTCT